ATCCTTATGAAAATTCAAAAATTACAATAATACCCGGAGAACCATAACCACCATAAACAAGAGTAGTCCCACTATAAGCAGCTCCTCCACCCCCAGAACCCCATCCAGTAGCATTAAAGCCATTCAAAAAATTAAGCACCCGACCAACACCGGCACCACCCCAAAAAGAAGCACCACCCTGACCTCCAGCAATATTAATTGCACCATAAAAAGGTCCAGCATTATCATAAATCCCATAGGGAGGAAAACCAGGATTACTTCCAAAATTTAAGATATTAAACACCCCAGGATTACTTGAACCAGCAGATATCTCATCCAAAGCACCAGTTGTATTCACACCACCTTTACCACCAGGAGCAATAGCCGAAGAACCAAAACTTGTTTGACCACCATTACCAGAACGTGTTGCTGGACCAGCATTAGATGGAATACCCCCGGCTCCAATAGTACAAGATATAGGCGAAGAATGAGAAACATTAACAAATGATAATACAGTCGTACCAGATTCACCACCCTGACCAGCAGCAGTTGGTGCCCCGGCACCACCACCACTACCTCCTCCTCCAGTTGCAAATACCACTGCTTTATTTGCCCCTATAGAAGGAGTATATGTAGAAGAATAAGAAATAGCAATGATATTAAGAAGACAACCACTTATTACACTACTACCAGCACCACCAACAACTCCACCAGCAATAAGTTGAAACACTCCACCAACTTTTGTAAGATAAACAATTCCACCAGGAATAAGAGTATGAGTAGCCAATTGAGTACCATCAGGCCAAACTACTGGTAAAGGTCCTAATCCTGCATTATTAAGTGTAACATCTCCTGTATTATAATTTGAACATAAAAGTTCAATGAATATACCATCTTGATAAGATGTAATATAAGGAGACACAGTAGTGGAAAGAATATTCGTACCCGAGGCTACTCCATAATGAACATAGGCACCCTCTCCAGGTAATATTATTGATGGAACCTGATTAGTAATATTAGTTATTTCATTAATTACAGGAACTGTTGGATTTGCCCAAGTTGGTATACCATTAGCAACAGATAAAACTTGGCCATTACCACCAACTGGAAGACGATATCCTGCACCATACTGAAGACCATAAATCATATCCCCACGAGCATTCATAGGAGAAAGAGCATCAAAGGCAGCCTGAGCCGTAACCTGTCCAGTTCCTCCATGATTAATTGCCAAAGGTATTCCAAACCAATTCGAATTATTGATTGTGTTCAAAAAGGCCAAAAGACCTAAAACTGGTGTACCAATAAGATCAGTATATTGTCCAGTATGGGCTACTTTGGCAAATGAAGGAATGCCATAAAGAGAATTATATTGTCCCGTAAAAGCAACAGGTGCAAACTGAGTAAAATTATGATTGATCTTGGTATAAGCAGTCCGTAATGGATCACCAGTTCCATCATTAGGATAAATTCCAGTATTAATTACTTCTATAGACATTAATTATTCCCTTTTTAATCTATTTAGCCTTGAAAAAGTCCTTCTTCATCAGCTGAAAGATCAGTACTATCACTTGTGAAAACATCATCATCAGCCGTTAACATAAGTTGAGATGGTTGACTAAAAACAGAATAGACAAGTTCAGCCCCAACATTCTCAAATGATCTATTAACTGCATAAGTCCCAAAGAGTTTATACCCCACTGGATGAACTAAATCCTTGACAATATCTTCATATGTCGAAAGCATTTGTTCAATCTGTACCTCATATGAGAAAGCCTGATAATAATAAGAATCCTGAAGCTTCATCACATCAGAAAGAAATCCCTGAGTATCAAGCCAGTAACCTTTCCCTACACCACAATCATGAACTATTGCCCTACCATACACGGCAGAACTATTCTGAGCATTCGAAAAAATCAAAGGTTCATCTGGAAAATAACCATAACCAGAATCAATTACAGTTAAAGCCGTCACAATACCATTGGCATTACCAGCAGAAGCATTAACAATAGCATCATATCCCCAATATCCACCAGTCCCATCATCAATCGAAAGATCATAGATTAATGGTTCTATAATCGAAACATTTGGAGGAGCAGCATAACCAGTACCTGGATTTTCTGCTGTAATATAGGCTATCCTCCCAATATTCATAACAACAGTTGTAAGAGTATCCCCTATGATACTTTCTAAATTAATACTCCCCAAAGCTTCGGGAAAATAGCCCCAATCCGTCAATCTCGTAGTCTTGGTAACTGTTGCCGTTGTCCCCGAAATATTACCCGTAATTGTCATTCCAGGAACATAATAGCCAATATCAGCACCATCAGGACGATAAACACTTAAAACTGAACTATTAGAGCCAGACCCAATAACAATCCCATTGGCAAAAACATTGGCTTTTGGGGAAACATATTCAACTTCTATAACAACATCACTATTACTTGTTAATGTTATACCGGCACTAACAGCATTAATATTTAACGAATTACCAGATATATACAACTGAGAACCATCAGAAATATAGACCGATAAATTTGCTATACCCAGAGAACCATTAACAAGAATATCTCCATTGGCTATAGGTCCTGCTGGTTGATAGATAGTTTTCATATTCACTTGACAGGAAGGAATCGTTCCAGAAACCAATTCTCCATTTTGAAATGCACCCGAGGCATTATTGATATCAACAAGAAGACCAGAAGTCGATAAATCCATTCTAGCATCGACCATCCCAGAAATTGCATCCGTATTGAGACGAACAATCTGAGAATCCGTAATATCACCAATTTTAAATGAGGCCCCTACTCCCCCCGTGCCAGAATTATCTATTATAATAACTGCATTTGTCGTAAAGCCATAACCACCATTAACAAGATTGAAACTCACCTTTCCATTCTCAAAAGTCGTGGCTGCTACTCTGGCTATGCCTGAAGACCCAACTCCCGAAAAAGTTAATTCATCCCCGACATTAAAATTGATACCACCATTCTCAATAGTTATAATTGAAAGAGAACCAATAACTATTGGCACTTTTGAGCCTGTCATTTCCGGTATCGTTTCACAAAAAATAAAGTCTCCATACACGAAACTACCCATTAATGATGATATATTAATAATATTAATGGTCTTCTTATTAACTATCTTTTGAGAAACAGACTCGACAACAGCCGTTCCACCTGAAGTTCCTTTAATCAACAAACCCTGAAGCTGAGAAAGATAAGGACTATCCGTGACCTCAATATACCTTGGTATTTTCCAAGTAGCATTCGAAGTCCTAAACATATATTTACCTGGAGCATTAACTTGAACATCCTGATTGAATAATATTCTAAAAAGGAGTTCATAAGAAACTTCTGTGCCTTTATTTTCATAAAAATCCAAGGCATGTTTAATAAGAAGTCGCCAATCCGTTGTAAGATTTCGGGGAAAATCGGCTAAATACGTGTCCTTGAAATACTTCAAGAACCGATCCTGAGTTAAATCAATATCCAAATAATCCATGAGACTTCTGGACTCAGTAGTCACAGACCCTACATAGGACGTATTTGCGGACTGCTCCAGCCATTGATAGTAAGCCTGAACAAAGGAGATAAAATGAGGTCCATCTGTCCGATAAAAGGCCGGAAACTGAGAAGGAATAAGGGGTGATATAATCTTATCTGTGACATTATTAGCTGTCATAAGGAAACCATATCAATTAGAACATTAGTTTCATCAATTTCAACAACCGTCTCTAATATTCCATAAACATCATTATTGACCGGGACAGCTTCGATCCTAATACCATTAGGATTCATAAAACTATAAACATCAATACTCCGAACATACAGAATACCCTTATTATAATCTACAGTACCAGCATTAATATAATTTTGATTATTACTAACTGACTTAAAGAAAATACTATTAGAAGTATTAATGGTCTTAAAAGACCCTTCAACAATTGCACCCTTAAATGTATTAAAATTTGGATTGAAATCAGTAATCTTATATTCAATACTATCAGTTAAAATAAAATTAGTAGAAGTTATTGTGCCGGGTATAATAGGATTATTAAAATTAACTGTTACTGTCTGAGGAAAGCCATTAGAAAAAAGAACATTCTTATACATAACAAGTTTTATATCACTTCCTTTAATAGATACATCTGCACTATCAATGGCCTCAGAAAACTTCGATCCCATAAATTTACAATTAAAAAGCTGAAGATTCTTTGAGTTGTATGCAATAATACTTTTAAGAACTTCTGTTCGAACATCGGCTATAGAAAAGGTCGTTTGAGACAAATCGGCATAAACTGTGATAGTAGGAACAAGATAAACATATTCAGGGTCTTTAATTGTCAATTTAACAGCTAAAGACTTTTTACCATTAAGAAAAAATAAAATCTGATTCTGTAAGACTCCTGAAACAGGTGCCCCTGAATTTGTCGTTAAAGCTATGAAGATGGTTCCATACTGTACAGACCCAGAAATATCTTCTCCTCCAAAAACTGAAACATCCTTGACCTCAGGGAACTGCTCCAGAATCAAATCCTTGTAATCAGCGGCGGTTATTGCCCGTCCTTGAGCCTGGAAATGCTTGGGAGCCCTAAAGCGAATGGATTCAATAGCCTCAATATCGGCACCATCCTGAGAAGGCGTCGTCGTGACAACATTGGCCGACACAATCACACCGGCATTTGTAGGGCCAAGGTCCTGAGCCATATTAAATCTCGTCACGCCATTACCCTGAGCCCCTTTTGTGACCCGATACGTGACAGCAACGGCAGAGCCATGGGTAGGAACTTGACCAAAAATACCATCACCAAAATATATTTCATATGAGGACCCACGATCCTCCTGTACAAAAAACACGAGCGAAGATTTATGTAAGCCAAAGAGAGAAGTCACCATCCGATAATTGACCACGGACTGACCGCTATTGCTCGTCACCGTCACATGAATTGAGGTCGTATCGATGTTCTTATTTAAGAGAATGAACTTCTGATTTTCAATGGTATTATCAACAATGAAGGTTTCCGTGAATAGCTTGCCCTCAAAGACCGTCAAGGCCGGGATAAAGTAATTAGAACCAGCGGAAAGCAGGGTGTGGTTCTGATCCGTGACAAAAGAAAAACCACCATTAGAGTTGGTGCCACTGAACAACGTGCCAGCCGGGATCAAAAGCGTGCCAGCAATGCCAGACGTGGTGAAAGAGACCGAAACCGCTCCCATGGCAGAACGTGCCGAACGAGGGATGTAATTTAATTCCTTGGCCCTGGACACAACCGAATCTCTTAGCTGGGCCGTGTCAAGAAAGGCTTCAGAGCCGACCATGTTGAGGTAAAATGCATTCAGCGTCGAATTATAGGCTAGTATATCCATCAAAACATTAAGATTACTTCCAAGAAAGTTGTAGTCCTTAAACACGGTTTGATTTTGCATAAATAATATAAGATTGGCCTTTAATGTATCGAAGTCCAAACTCGTCAAGGAGAGTGAAGAATTAGCTGGCATGATAATTTTCCTTACATTTGTGCAGGTTATCTCACCTTGCGGAGCAATATCGTGAGGCTTAATGGAGTTGGGTTATTAGCCAAATAATAGATCAGACTCACCTCTACTCCATTTTTATCGACCGAAGCAGGTTGAGAATAATCAATCGGATTATTCATATCATGAATAATAACATTCTCCAGAACAACCCGAGGCTCATAAGAGTTGATAGTCGCGACAATGGCATCTCTCAGCATGTTTTCGAGCACAACGCCCGATAACTCAAAAAGGGAACCCAGAACATTACACCCAAGATTAGGCTGATAAGGCCGCTCTCCAAAGTTCGTAAAGATCAGATTTCTGAGAGCCTGTGTAACGGCTTTCTCATTCGTGACCCGGGCTAACTCAGGACCCAAGGGAGACTTATCAAAATTATCAAGAAAATCAGAAAAGTATTCAAGTTTCTTCTTCTGATTCGTGAGAGTTTGAGCACGAGAAATCTGAACCATAGTTTTCCTTATGTTTTATCTATTTATCATTAAGAAAATAAAATTGTTACAGAAAAACCAGTGGTATTAGCACCTACAGCAGCAACATTACACCAAACCCAAGAACCAGCAGCTACATTCGCATAAGTCATTGATGAAGTAACAAGACCCGTAGTACTACTATGTGTATTTATTACACTCAAAAGAGTTTGTACGACTGTTCCTATTGAAGTACCAGAATAAAGAGCAGTATTAATCCAAGCACCAGCAAGAGTATTAGTAACGGCAGTTATTACATTTGCAACAGTTATAAAAGTATTTGTATAAAAAAGAGGATATACATCAGAAGCAACAGGAGTCTTTTGCCAAAAAGATTTAGTTCTAGTAACAGAAGTTAATCCGGCACCATTACCAACAGCAACACCAAGTGAATTGACTGAAAAAACGACAGAACCAGAATTAGAGACTTGAAAAAGATTAGCGGTGGCAGAAGTAGCACCAAAGATAGACAAAGGAACAGCAGCAGCATTATCTGCGGATACATACATCTTAGAAGTATCTAATTTTGAAAACCATTTTGCAGCTTGTGCATATTCTGGATAAGAAACCTTCTCTGAAATAATTGGAAGGGAAAAACCATATGAATCCCCTAAATAAGTCATACCCGCACATGCACCAGACCTATCTAAAAACGGAACACCAGTTTCAGTATAAAAATCTGACTTAGATGGTGTTCCAGCACCTGTATAAACTGCTTGTAGACTTAAATCAACAAAACCTCCAGAATATTGTGGATTACTTACTGTCCAAATACATGCAGTATATGGTGTTGCAAGACCATTGCGATCTATTTTACCACCATCCATTCTAAAAAATGAAAAGGGGTTTACAACCTTAATGCCAGTATTACTAAATGCTTCTATATTACAATTAATCAAATCTATACCTGGATATGATGTCCCGGAAAAATCACCCTGAAATCCATCAGAAGCAGTAGGATCACTACCAAACACAGCCCAATAATCACCACCATTCAAACCAGTACATTCTTGCATATGTATCATACCAGTAATTCTATAACCGGCTTTGTTCGGACCAGCATGAATTGCATAACAATTTCTTAGACTCGTTGCATTGCCAGAATTTATACAAAAAGAATGACCATTATATGAATAAGCATCTATTTTCTCAAATACAGAAGAAAAAACTTGTGGAACTTGAACAGAATTATTTCCTGAATCAATATTTAAATCAGAAAATTCAGAATTATAAACTTGACCAGTAATATTTGTTAAATCTAAACCAAACCCAGAATTTGCGTCTCCAGTAATAGAAAAACCTCTTAAAATAGACTCAAAATACAGAAGAGACGAAGTTGTAATTAATGATCCAGTCACTCCAACAAAAATAAGCTCAGTTTTGCTCCTACCTGCCCCAATTATAGTACAATATCTTCCTGGTATAGTTAGAGTACTTGTAATTTTATAAGTTCCACCAGGAATATATAAACTAGAAGCATTGCTAATTCCTGTACTTGTTGCATTTATAGCTGCTTGAAAAGCTACTGTATCATCATTAATATTATCACCTATGGCACCAAAATCTTTAACAGAAATACTTTCAGCAAATTTATTAATGGATAATCTACTAATACCTCCAGCCACATTACCAGTAACGGCAAATATACCAGATGCATTAGAAACAATACCAGAATTTGCTACAACAGATGCAGCAACAGATGTTAATCCAGCCCCATTACCAACAGCATAACCTAATGAATTAACAGCAAATTGAGCAGCTGTAGTAGAATTTCCGACCTGAAAAAGATTAGCCGTTCCTGATGCTACACCTCTAACATTCAAAGGAATTCCTGTAGTTGCTGATGTTGTTATAGAAATATTACCAGTAAAAGAAGGATTTGCTAGAAGAGCATATGAAGCTGCTGCCACAGTACCAAGATAGGAAGTATTATTGGCTGTTAAAACAATCCCAGAAAAAGATGTTGAATTGATAGTAACATTGACCGAAGAATTACCAATAGTGGTTAAATTATTAGCAATTGATGTTCCAATGGCAGTTGAATTGATAGCTCCCACCAAGAGAGCAGTTGAATTGATGACTAGATTGACCGTGGCATTACCATGGGTATGAATGCCCGTAATAATATAATTAGCCGAAGTGTTCATATACCCAAGGCCAGAAACATTTGAATTTAATCCGGCACTCGTTTGATAGGCACTGAGATTGCTTGAAAGCTGAATATTTGAAACCACATTAGAAGCAATAAGACCTCCAATATAGGAGGCATTGTTGGCTGACAATGATATGCCACTAAACGTAGTTGAATTTATTGTAGCATTAACTGAACTATTACCAATAGTGATTAAATTGTTTGTTAATAATAATCCAACAGAAGTAGAGTTGATCGTGCCTACATTAATAACAGATGAGTTGACATACACAAAGACAGTAGAATTACCATGAGTATGATTACCAGTAATGGTATAATTACCAGCAACATTGATATAAGAGGCAGCGGCCACTCCACCAAGATAAGCAGCATTATTTGCCGTTAGACCAGAAACGTCAGAAACTGTAATGGCCCCGGCTACAAAAGA